ATACTACAACGAAGAACCATATGGATCAGTGCTTGAATACTTCAAAGCAAACAAGCACTTTTTAATAAATAAGTTTAAAGCTAAAAAAACTTAGAGTGAAACTCACCCATTTTATTGATGTTATCAATAGTGGTTTCTTCTAATAGGTGAGCATACCTATTTGTAGTTTGGGTTGATTTGTGTCCTAGCAAATCACCCACTTCTTTCAGTGTCATCTTCTGATACGAAATACAATGACTGGCAAAACTATGTCTTAGATCGTGTAGTGTTATATGATCTAAACCAAACTTTGCTCTAATGTTTTTCCACATACGATACGGTGTTTTTATTGCAAAGATATATTCATGTCTTTTGCCATTGGTTCTAGGTTGTCGCTCTATTATCTTTTGTGATTGAGCATTAAGATAAATGACACGCTTTTCACCTGTCTTGTTTGCGGTCTTATGTTCGTTTAACACAATCCTATCTCCTTTGAAGTCACTCCATTTAGCATTACCTATTTCAGAAGCAGACCTTGCTCCTGTTAAGATACAGGCCCAAATAAAATCCACTGACGATCTTTTACGATGTATTTCATATCTGCTGTTCAGTTCCTTTATAACCTCGACAAGCTGGTCTTGTGTTAAGTAATTTTCTCTAATACTTTCAGTGTATTTCTTAACCAGGTTGAAAGGATATTTCTCTGTGTACTCAGAAGCCTTTGCTTCATTGAACACCTTTTTGAACACCATTAAAGATTTATTAGCCATGCTTTGTTTATCAATATCATAGAACCAATCCTTAACTTCTTGGTGAGTAATAGTTTTTATATCTCTTGAGCCAAAGACTTTTTTTAAATAGTTGTCGTATATATTTTCAAAAGACTTTCTACTTTTCAGGCCCTTAGTTTTTTCTAGATATTTAAACCATGAGTCAGCAAATATTTGCACTGTCATAATTTTATTATTTGATTTACCAAAAGGATCTATACCTTCTAATACCAAGGCATGATGTTTGGCTGCTTTAATTCTGACAGCTTCAATAGGTGTATTGATGTCAGCTAACTTGTTTTGTTTTCTTTTGCCATTGATGATGTAGGCAAAGGTATAACACGATGGATATATAAGTATGTTCGAGTCTTTCTTATCTCTTTCAAATTTCATTTTCTCTCTCTCTGGTTGTGCTGTGGTTGTATTTTGTTATGTTTTACCCGTGAACAAAATAGCAACTTAGCGTATATTTATGATAACAAAATATTGAAAATCAGGTCAAGTTTATGAGAGAAAACTGGGAAATAATGGTGAGCCCTGCAGGATTCGAACCTGCGACCCATTCCTTAAAAGCACTATGATTCAACACCTTTAAGCCCAGAAATCAGCCAAAAAAAAGACCTCATTTTCTTTGGTTGTTATCAGGTAGTTCAATAAACTAAATGTCGTTTTCTTTCAACGCATTTATAATAGTGATTGATCTTTCTAGGGATTTTCTAGGGTTTACTTCTTTGATGTAGTCTAATTCTTTCTGCCAGGTAGCAGTTAAGTTTCTGTTAGGTTGGAACTCTATTTGGTCATAGGGCAGATAACAGAAAGCAAATATATCTACTTCGTTTTCGTTGTAGTCTTTCTTGATTCTGTTGACTCTCTTCTTAATATCCCATCTAACCAATTCTTTGTTTCTGTGGTGAAAGGTTGACTCAGATGTTTTGACTTGGATCTTGTATGGGATGTCATCTTTCATAACCAAGAAATCGTATCTAGCTGTTGGGTTGGGTTCAAAGATTTCGTCAAAGTATTGGAGTAGGAAGTAGGCAGCTAAATGTTCTCCAGACCGCCCTACTTTATAAGTTGACTTCATTTCATTGTTTAATAAGGAACTTGATTTCTAAGAAATTCTTGAGGTGTTACATCGGGTCTTGTGTCTAAAGAAAACTCAGGCGATGTTGGTGCAACATTATTTTCAGGATTATTTTGAGGATTATCCGCAGAAAGAACTTCTGGAAAATTGTTTAATATGTATGCTCTAGCAGCTAATTGATTTTGTTTGGTGTTTGCTTTCAACATAATAAGAGCAAACTTAGGATCAAGCATTGCTTTTGTAAGTAACCGCTCACCCACCTCATCAGCTTTTCCACCTCTTATCATATCGCCAAGCCATCCACTAATTGCAAACATACCCCTGCCTTTAACAATACCATAAACAGAAGCTAAAACTGTTTTAACTCTGCCTGAATCTTCCTGTAGTGGATTGGTGCCACTTCCAGATGTTGTTTGTATGTTAATTCTATCTAGTTCTGTAACTCTTTGCCTTACTCTGGTCAAAGCAGCCATTTCAGTTTTATTAAATATACCTTTCAAAACATTCTGCATTTTTGGTTGAGTTAATAGCTTGTTAAGTTTTGCTAAAGAAGCAACATTAATTTCATCACCAATAACAGTTATTCCTTTTGTATTTGTAACACTGTCATATATTGCATCTCTAAGTCCAGCTTTTAAACCAAGTTTTGCGGCTTCATCATTTCCAATAATCCTTCTTAAATCAGTAAGGGCTCTAGTAGGGTTTGGGCTTGATAATATTCTTCTTACAGCATCTTCTGGTAGGTAATCTGTAAAATATTTAAAAGCTGATTTACCTGCATTAGCTTCTGTTTGTTTTAAATTTTTATTGGCAATTTTAACAGCTTTAGCAAGGCCAGTTGCTTTATCAGCTTTTTCTCTTAAATTACTTCTAAGAAGAGAAATTTCAGTTTTTAAATCTGGAAACTGATTCAAAATTGAATCGTATTGTTTTATAAATTGTAATATTTGTTGAGGAGCTACCTCACTCTTACCTTTAAAGGCTCTTTGTGCTAACTCGTCAATCATAAATTCCTTAACTTTCTTTTCCATTATTTTAGGGTTTTGTGCATTATTAATAATATTTCTAAGTTGTGTAGCACCCTCTGTAGGGCCTAATAAGAAATTCTGTGCTGTTTGTGTTTCTAGGTTTTTTTTGAATTTAAAATTATCTGCCCATTTGCCACCAAGACCATCTTTAAATTTTGGTACATAAACATTTTTATAAAAATCATTAGCCTTAATAGCTGCTTCTGCTGCATCAGATGGAACGCTTACAAACCCTTCAGGAGTTATGTTTTGCCCTTGATTAATCTTTCCTAAATTTTCTGTATATTGATCTATTGTTGCTCTAATGTTTTCTAAATTGGTAGCCGCTACTGTTGAATTATTGCTGTATGCATTTTTGATAGCATCACTAACATTTGCTCTTAAACCAATTAAGTCTTTATAAGAAGTTTTATTGCCTTTGTTCTGTTCGAACATACTATTGTCTATTGCTTTAAATATCTTGCTGCCATATTGTTTTACAGCATCAACATCTACTGTTTTTATTGGTGCTTTTGGTTTTCTAATAGAATCAGCAGATTTTTTCAAAAGAGTTAGATCAACCTCTAATGTACCTGTTGGATCAATAGCATCATATAAATCTTTTTTCTGTTTATTTAGAACAAGCAATTCTTTTTGTAATTGATCATCTAAGCCCTTAGAAGCTGACTCTTGACTGGATCTTGTGTAATCGTTGTATCTTGCAATTTGTGAATCTAATTCTTTTTGTGCTGCTTCGTAATTTTGTTCATTTTTTAAAACATTTGATTCTGCTGCTCTTATGTTGGCTAACCTTGCTTTTTCAACTGTGTTTGCTGTGTCAGCAATATCACCAGTTGATGAGCTTATATTTCTTGCTTCATCAGAAATAGCACCAACATTTTCAACTCTTCTATTAACCAGTTCTGGTCGGCTTGCTAAACCTCTTTCTGTAGCAACACCCATTGTATCCAAACTTGAAGTACCAGTAGTTGGTTTAAAACCAGGAATTTCACTTCTATTCACAACAGTTTCTAATTCAGAAACAGCTTTTTCTGGATCAAGAAATATATTTCCTGGCTTTTGTAAAACTTTTGGAATATCTCTTTTTATGTTTTCTTGAGTTGGTAATCTTGAACCAATAAATCTAAAAGGAAATAGGGCAGAATCAACGACTGGTCCAATGCCTAAAACTTCACTGCCAACTTTAAATCTTTGGTCAACAGGATCGTCTGTTGGTTTTATTGCTGTTGGTCCACCTATTAAGTCTCCAATAGATGTAGTCTCGCCTGGTATTGTAACTGCAAAATCTGAAGCTGCTGAACCTAATAAGCCACTTGCATAATTTACTGCTCTGGGTGCATTTGCAAACTGTGCAGCTTTAAATGCAGCCATGCCAGGAATTGCATATTGAGCTATAGTTGCAGCTGCGTCTGTGCCAAGTGCTCCGCCCTTAAAAACAGGTATTGTTTTTCTTATAGAATCTGCAATGTCTGATGAACCTTCTGAACCAGGTAAACCAGTTTTTCCATATAAATCAAATGGTAAAGAACCAACCCCTCTAGCAAGGTTGCTAGCTGTTTTAATAGCTGTTTGTGCTCCAGGAGAGGAACTTATACCTGGACCTAAATTATCAAAAAGATTAACAACATTTTGTCCTTGGTCAGTTTTTTGTATGTTTTCTATTCCCAAACCAGCCAATACTCTATCTTTCCAATTGGGTTTGTATTCAGGTCTTTCTTCTAAAGAATCGTAATGGGCTTTAAAAGCATTAGCTATATCCTCTTCGTTTGGAAGAGTTTCGCCAGTAAGTTTTAATTTTACTCCTGTCTCTGGGTCTGTTACTACATAGCTAGGCATGATTATTGGGGTTGTACCTCTACTCTATATCCTCCAACTATTATTGGTTGGTCTGGATCTGGGCTAAGTGTGCTGTTATAAAAAACAGGCAAGTCTCTAAAATTTTCTACACTATCTTTAATTGTTTGATTATTATTGTATTGCCTGCCTATCCTGTCTAGGTATGTTTCATGTTTCCTTACTATGCTTCCGCTTAGATTTTTTAAAGTTGCCAGCCTTTTATCAACATTAGCACCTGAACCTCCGATTATTGTTATAGCAGAATCAACATCCCTATCTGACAACCTTCCACCTGGATCGTTTTGTTTGGCCAGTGAATATGCTAATTGCATTACAATAGATTCTGTTACACCTCTGTCAGCAGATATTTTATCTAAAACGCTTCCATGTTCATCACGCATATATTGAACTCTTTTATCGTATTCTTCTGGAAATTCCTGTTGGTAGATTGATATATCTTTAAATCCTTTAATTTGATAACCAGCTGTATTTATAACATCGGCTAATGCTCCAGCTATGGATGGTGAACTTCTGCCTTCTTCTAAAACTTTAGAAAGGTCATTTATAAGGTTTAATGTGTTGGTTGAATTTTCCCATTTTTCACCGATTTCATTACCAACATTTGTTTGTGCTGAAAATATTGTAGATGGTTTTTGTCCAGCTGTAACATATCCTTGTTCACTTAATTTTTTAGTCAAGTTGGGATCATCAGACAAATCCCAATTGGTAATGACTCTATTTAAAACATTACCACTTTCGTTAAAAAATGGGATTATTTCTTTTTCTCCATACACTATTGTTTTTAACATAGGTATTTCAGATCTTTCTGAATCAGTTAATTCTGGTTTGCTATTTAATTCTAATAATCTTGTTCTGGCCCTTTCACCTTCTGTACTAGTTTCACTTATTGGAACATTTGGTAAAACCATCTCACGCGTATCTTCATAATAATTACGACCATCTGCTCCTTTTACTATTCTTCTTTCTTTAGGTGTTGACAATTCAATTCCAGCTCTTCGTAAGTCAACCTCCCTTCGTTGATCTTCATCTAAAGTTGCGTACATTCGATTAAAATTTTCAAGAGCTTTTCTTTCATCTTCTTTTTGTTTAAATAATTCTTGTCTTTGTAAAAAACCTTGAGTCATATCTTTACCTCTTAAAGCATCACCAAGAGCGATTAACATATTTCCTCTATTTTGTTTTTTCAGAAGATCTTGTTGAGCTTTATTGTTTGCAACATCTTGACTGAATTCTTGAGTATTAAAAAGATTTTGCATTACTGGTTTGTTATCAAAAGGTTTTCTATAACCAGCAGCAATAAAGTCATTCATTTGATTGGTGTTAATACCACCACCCATAGGGTTATAACCACCCTGTAACATTAAATTAAATTTTTCTAATGGGGTCATTACAAAGCTCCATAATTAACCATGTAGTAACCATCATTATTTTTGGTTACAGCATCTGGGTTTGTTTCCATAACTTCTTGAGCAAGAACACCTATTGTTGGAGAGTTAATATTTAATTTTTTAGCTAACTTATTCCATGTCCAAGTGTAAACATTGTGTCCTTTTTTAGATTGACCAATAAGAGTAATGTTATCTTTTAGTCTTTTGTCAGACATTAAAGACATTCCATAAAGTGTTGCTGCTGTTCCAAGAACATCTCCTGTTCCTGTTTTTTTCTTATCAAAGATAGTTCCGTCATTTGGCATCCCTGTTAAACCTGAAGAAAGCAAACCAAGTTGTTGTGCAGGGTAGTTAAGACCTCTCAAGAACTCATTGTAGTTTGCATCCATAGCTCCTTGTTGTAAGCCTTGTTGTTGTGCACCAATACCAGATAGTAAACCTAAGTTTCTATATTGGTCACTTAGTAAACCTTGGTTAATGCCAGAACGAAAATTTCTGTCTCGCATAGCAAGATCAGCAGAACTATCAAAACCTTGTTTTCTTAAGTTGGCTAATTCATTACCCATTCTGTCAAAATAGTTTCTATTTGTTTCTGCTTCTAAGACTGCTGAACGAGATCCACCAAAAGCACCTCTGCCGATAGCTGCATCTTGATCTGATTGTATTTGTAATTGTCTCCCTCTGTTCAAGTCAGCCATAGTGTTATCTATAACTTGCTCTTGAAAGGGATTATAAAAAGAATTTACCTTTAATGGCTCTAGGCCCATTTCAGCTAATTGACCTCTTGGATCAAAATTCATTGATTGACCAAACATATTTCTTGTTGCATCAAATCCAGCTAATTGGTCTGGATTAAATCCTGCAACCTGTGATCCTGTGTATGATACAAAGGGTAAATTAGAAACTTGTTTAGATTTATCAAATACCTCTTTTCTCATTGCCATTATTTGAGGATCAGTTGTTTGTGTTGTTGTGTTGCTTCCTTTACTCATAATTCCTTACTTATTACGTTTTCATTTTTCCAACCAAGATGTTTAATCTTTCTTAACCATCCAGGTCTGCCGCCACCTGCGAGCCGTTTAATTCCTATTTCTTTAGCAAACTGTTCAATAGAAGTTTCTACTATTGATTGTAGTTCAGAATAATCTCCCCCGCAAAATATTAAATTCATTATCTTAATCTGGGGAAAGACAACTATCTCCGTTATTATAGCACTATTTTTGCCAGGCCATAAAGCAAAAATGCCCTTACGGATTTGTTCTTCTACATCCTCGATACTATACATATCTTGGTGTTTGACCGCTTTCTCTATCCAAGGCTTACACCTTTGCCACTCTATCTCCCACGGCTCTAGTATTTTAGACTGTTGCTGTGGCTGAGAGAGTTCCGTCATTGGCGACACTAACTTTATATTTTGTTCCATTTGGGCTTACTAATACTAATTCTGTTTGATCTCCCCCACCTACTTCTATTCGCTCACCTTTCTTAAAAGATAAACCATCTCGGTATTCTATTTCAGAGACTAAATAATTTTGGTAATCAGAATCAAACTTGAGTAGAGGTTTACGAAGTGCTCTTCTAGCCATTATCTCTTTCCTCTTTTCTTAACGTCTAATCTAATCTTACCAACTTGGAATGGTTGTGAACCATCCCCTGTAACTTTCATTTTAACTTGTCTAGCGGTAAATCTCGCATCGGTATAACCATCGGTATCAAATGTAAATGTGCCAAAGTTTGTTTCAGGGCCAAGTGGAGTAAACCTACCTTTAAAACTAATAGCAACACCTGGTAAGGTGGTAGCTTCTTCATCAGGTAGAACTTGACTGCACTGCACATAGTTATCACCCGTGCCAATTTCTATTGGAGCTGTTTCACAGAAAGGTACTTGAATACCAACATTCTCAGAGTTAACTAGAGCAACATCGCTTTCATGTTCAAAGACATTACCATTGCTATCACAAGCAATCGGTAAATCAAAGACACCTTGATCTATCCAACAGGATCTATCCATTGAACCAATAGACCAGACATTATCAACATAGTTCCAAATAACATATTTATTAGGTACTAAAGAAGTGCCAGTTGGGAAATAGAACCACATTTCATTATAGTTAGAGTTATGACCAGCACAGGATGTTGGTCTATAAGTGTAGTTTATATTGTCATATATATAGTCATGTACTTCACATGGTATTTCTTTGACTGAACCATCAAAGATAAAGAAAGAGTTTTCACCCATCCAAGCTAAGAAAGCACCAGCCGTTACGATGGTTCTAGGGCTTATCGCTTTACAGTTTGTACCAGCATCTTGAATACCATAAAGGAAAGGAGAACCAGTGTAATACATTCTAGCAACACCAGTGTCAGTAAAGATAATGACATCTGTTTGCCATTTTAAAGCTGATAAGATTCTACCGCCTGTTGGCACTTGTAAATCACCTGCTGTATTGGTAGCTGAAGCTGTCCAAGTGTTTAGTGTTTCTCTTGATGACCAAGCAATCTTTCTAGGATCGCCACCTGCTCCTAAAGCTACAACGTGTCTTTCATTAGTGACTAAGACACCATCACAGTTTGTTGGTGCTCCTGAAACAACACTACCTATCGTAGCTGGGTTATTAGGATTCCATTGATATATTTTGCCATCAGAGGGTGAACAGAATAAAAGTATTTCACCAAAGTTATCAAAAGAAAAAGTGGTAGTATCAAAAGATAAACCTGATTGTGAACGAGCATCACCAAAATCTTCTTGACCAAAATGATAAGCACCAAAACCAAGTGGTGATAAAGTATCATCACCTATAAAGCCTGTTGGTGTAATGTCATACCAGACTTCTTCGTAGTAAATTAAAACACCGTTTCTTGTACCAACCGCTAAAACTTTTTTACCATCGTTATCGTAGTAAGCGTACATTCCTGTTGGTGTAGCTGTTAAGACAACTTCTGAAGTACTTGATGTTCTTGTTAATGTAGCAGCAGTGCTTGGCACATTTGCTTGGAACGTATTGATAGTAAAAGTTGTGGTGCTTGGTACGGAAGCAATCGTATAAGTTTGATTTATTTGACTAGCTGGCATCCCGCCTGTTGCAGCAAAACCATTAAGATTAACACTAGCACCGACCAACGCTCCATGTGCGGTAGTGGTAGTAATAGTAATAATAAGACTGCCAGCAGTGGTACTAACTGTACCACTTAGTATTCTGCCTACTGGATTTTGTCTGAGTTTATTCCACCCCTTGATTGGAGTGAGATAGCCGTTCTCAAAACGGACTAAATCCCCATCAACCCAACGACCTTTGTTAGCATACTCAGTACCGTTCTTAACGATACCTGCTGGTGGAGTTACGGGGATTAATGCCATTCACTTAACTTCCGATATGGCCTGTTACGACTTTTGGATCTATTAAGTCAGCAATTTGTTCTGCTAGGTTATCTTTTAAACTCTGAACTTCTTCTTCACCCATTACGCCTTCAACCCAACCAGTAACAATTTCATTGGTTAAGTCTGCATAAGGGATAAAGTTTTCAATATCATCTATATTTAAAGATTGTGTACCATATACGCTTGCTGCATAGAAGTTATCTTCACTGTCTTTCTGATCGCTGACAGCATTGATTCTCCAATGCACATTAAATACCACTTCTGAGTGGTCGTCTTTTTCTGGGTAATAGTCAACTGTCTGACAATCCCAATTATATTCTATAGCCGCCATTTTAATTTACTCCTTTTAGTTGGTCTATTTCACTTTCTAGTGACTCGATTTTTGTTATTGCTTCTTGTAGTGCTGCGGTAATTAAAGGCACAAGTTTAGCTTGGTCAATGCCTTGCATTTCTTCACCATCTTTTTCGCCCACTACTGCTTCAGGTACAATGTCTTGTACTTCGTGTGCAAAGAACCCATCTAAATCATTATTTGGGTTATCTTTAAAATTAAATCTATATGGATTTAATTGTTTAATTCTATCAATACCATCTGATATGGATATTTCATTTTCTTTTAATCTGTAATCAGATGAAGTGGCATAAGTAGTTACGCTTCCATTACTAGAGTTATTAATTGAACCACAAGCATTGCCGTCTGTTTTTAAGAAACTAATAAAAGTACCATTAGCTGCTTGTCTCCATATAGTTAAGGCTCCTTCTCCTCCAGAAGTTGTTTTGAAAAATGCACAATCTGATGCAGATGTAATGTTTAGCAGTTCGCTTGAAATCTTTGAACCTGAACCAACCAAAACAGTACCATTACTTAAAACAGATAAATCTGTACCAGAACCACCACCAACAAAATTTATTGCTCCGCCACTGGTTATATTAAGATTATTGTCATCATGGGTATAAGAAATTTTTGCAACATCATTGTCTTGACCATCGCCAAAAGCAATCATACCAGTTGAGTCATTAAAAGATAAAATTGATAAACCAGAGTCACCACTACCTTCTATCACTAATTGGTTTGCACTAGAACTTACACTAGAAGCACCACTGTCACCAGTTTTAAGATGAAGCCCAACTCCCAAGTCTTTGTTTGATAAACCAGAAGTAGCAAAATAATTATCGGCTGGTGTAGTTACACTTGCGAATTGTAACAAACCTTCTGTACCAGATAAACTTGTTAGTTTTAAAAATTGTCCTGCTGTACCTTGAGAAGCGGGTAATACCAATGAATAATTAGCACCACCTGCATCGTTTGGTGCTTTCAGTGCTACATAGTTATCAGCACCACCAATAGCTTCAAAAAATCTAAGTTCGTTTTGAGATCCAGTTAATTGAATTGTGCCTGTCGCTGTTAATGTGCCACCAACTTTTAAAGTTTTGCCAGAGCCAACTTGTAGGCCTACAGATGTTCCTGTACCAGCAGCGTTAAAGATACCGTCCAGGGTATCTGTGTTTGTATTAAGATAGCCACCCCATTGGTTAGTATCACCACCGACTGTTGGTTTAGCTAGGTTTAAATTTGTTGAGTATGATGGCATATTTATTTCCTTTTGTTATTCATAAAATTATACATTATTTTCTGTTATTTTTACCATGTGCTTAGTGCAACTCGTTTCCAACTGTCAGTGCTGACACAAACATAAAGATAATTTGCATCCCATGAAATTTCACCAACTTCACCATTGTCATCTGAATTGGTTATAGTTCTTGCTGTTCTTATTCTTAATCTATTGCCGTTAATATCTAGTGGTGCATCTGGACCTGTCGTGCCTATACCAACGTTGCCTGAAGCCCCATCAACTCGCATAAACTCAGCACTTGCTGTACCATTCCAACCAGTTACTTTAAAGACACCATGTGCTGTATTGTTTTGTGTTTGTATTTCTGTTGCACCACCAGTCTGTTTAAAGAAAGTTTTGGCATTAGTATTGTCTTGGTCTTGCATAACAATTCCTGCATGACCTGATGAAAAACCTTTAATATGTAATTGAGCATTATTGTCTAAAGAACTTGTAGTTCCTACCATTACTCGTCCTGAACTGTCTATTCTGAGACGTTCAGTAGTACCCCCAGTCTTGAATAGCAAGTTTCCACCAGTTCCTTGAATTTGCGACTGCCATGCTTGGTCAATAAAGTTAATATTACCACCAGTGGTAGTATCGCTGTAAATTCTAAATTCAGGAGCAGAATCTTGTATATGTAATAAAGAACTTGGCGAACTCGTGCCTATGCCGACGTTTCCTGAACCTCTAATTCTAAGTGCTTCAGCAGTAGTTCCGCCTGTTGTGGTTGTACCAAAAGCTATGGCACTTTCTGAATCATTATGTGAGTTAGCTAAATGTCTTATGTATGCTTGTCCACTATTACCTGAAACCTGAGTATTATCAAAAAGTATTTCGTTGTAATCTGCTAGACTTCCACCACCTACTGTATTTAAAGCAGCACTAACTATTAAGTTTGTAGAATCTTTAGAACCTACAATATCCAGTTTAGCACTTGGCGAGGTCGTACCGATGCCGATGTTGCCTGAGCTGTTTATTCTGGCAAATTCAGTAGCAGAGCCATTAGCTTTACCTCTAATTATTAATTGTCCATTAGAAGTGTTGTTACGAAGGTCTAAATATACTGCTCCACCTGACTGTATAATTTGTGTAAATTGATTAGTACCATCTGAATCTTGTAAAAGTAATTGTGGAGATGAACTTAATAATCTTGCAGAACCAGTAACATCTAGCTTATGACTTGGCGAACTCGTACCGATGCCGATGTTGCCTGAAGCATCTATTCTGACTTTTTCACCATTATTTGTGAAAAACTTCATAGCATTTGCTGGATGGTCATATAACACTATTCCACTAGCTTCCCCGTTTTGGTCGCCTAAGAAAATACCTGAATAACCAGTATTAGGTGCCATGATAGAAAGAACTGTGCCAGCAGAATTACTGCCTTCAATAATAGCTGCTGTTCTGCCATTATAAGAGCCTGAGAATCCTGAACTACCATTTTGAACGTGTAGCTTACCATTTGGCGAACTCGTTCCGATGCCGAGACCTGTGTTAGTTAATCTAATTTTTTCTGTCGGTGCTGCATTAGAACCAGAAAGTCCTATTGCTAGTGCATGGTCATTACCTGATGCATTTGTAGATACAGTTTGTAAATAAGACC